TGCATATTCTTAGCGCCCTGCATTATCAGCGAAGAGCCAATCTGTGCTGCGGCCCCAGCTTTTGCTGACCTTTTTTGTTGTTGCGCTGCGGCCTGAGTCAGTACTCTTGACGCACCCATGTTCGCTGCAGAAGTCATACCAGTAGTCGCGTCTGCAGCTTGTTTGCGGGCGGTACCGAGTACGCCGAGCTGCATATTATTTTTAACTTGGAGGCCAGCTTTATCAGCCTGCCCAAGTTGTGCTTGGTAGGCTTGAGCTTCAGCACCGCCGGACGCGGCGTTGGCTGCGCGGTCATAGCTCGCGTTACCCGCTAGTGTCTGCATAGTGTCCGCATTGGCACGGCCACGCAGTACATCAGCAGAATCGTCAGTCTTAGAGGTGTCGCGCATTTTCCGCAGCAGCGGGTCATACTTTTCTTTAAAGTATTTGTTCTCTGCCATAGCAACTGCAGCAGATGCTTTTTCAGCCGCAGAGGGTTGGTATTCAGATTTTTTAGGCTTACTGCTCATTACAGTTCTCTCGTATAAACGACTGTGTCTTTTGTCCAGCCCTCCGCTAAGAAATACTTTTCCAGTGCGGAAACCGGCGTGCGTGTCTCAATGTTCTTAAACCCATTCTCTTTTGCTATTTGTGCGAAAAAAGGTAAGTACTTAATCGCGCAACTTTGGCCACGGTCTTTTGCCCACGCTAACCAAAGTAAAAATGTTTTATGGCCTGAAAAATCTTCTACTTCAGACGTTGTTATTACAAAGCCTTCTGCTGCTACCCAAAGATGCGCTTGTTCGTTAAGGCAAGCTGCATAAACATCTTCTGGCCTGAATGTAAGCTGCGGTTGCTCAGCTAAAATTTCCTCTATGCCTAACTTAACCCAGTCCCATTCAGCTCTTATATTTGCGTAGGTCGGGCTATCCGCCGTTCCCATAACGCCTGCGTCTTGTTCTCCAAGACCCCGATGATCCGCCATACCGCACGCTCCTACGTATTCCTGTATCTGCGTTACGCGCTCGGCGTTCGGCGTCAACAACTCCTTGATTAAATAGCTGGCCATAGACAGACGCACTGTGCAGGTCTGTCCAATCTTTGTTTGGAATTCTTAGAATTCTGCTCAATGCACCATTAACAATGGTATCGCGATAATCATTCATGACATCGTTAGCGCAGCTTTTGCTATTGTGTGTAGGACGTAACACGGCTCTTATGATTGTGCTGTTAACAACTGTTGTGCCTGGTACTGGCGCTAACATAAATGTACTGGAAGTTTGTTGGACGAAATACTCTGGGACACCTCCTTCCGTTCTCCACTTAGGTATTCGCTGTTCCAGTAATGCAGTAGTAATAGGTTCGAGGTCGATACCTGAATGCGTTACCCATAAAAGCTTTTGTACTGAAGTTCCCGCTGGCGCTTCTAGGTCATACTCATAAATATTTGATACTGTGGTCAGGGGGTCCAGTTCAGCTTGGTAAACACTCGCCCGCTCACAAAGTTCGACCACGGATGCACGTATGCTGTTCGTAATCAAGAAATCAGGGCAGCCCGCCACCATTGGTAGAATCTCAGGGAGCAGCGTCTCGTAGGAAATCGCCATACTTTATATTCCCGTGGCTTGTCGCCTTTCGATATTTGGGTTTGTAATTGCGTCGATCTGGCCTTTGCCTGTCACTGACGCGGTAAAAAGCTGAAAGTGGCTACTAGCACGCTGTGCGTTACCCGCGTATTCAGCGTCCTTCATGTATGCCATATATAAGACGTAGTTCATCACAGCGTTCGCAAAAATATCTGGGACTGCTAGGGTGCCATTCTGCGCGACAGTGGTAGGGTTAGAGGAGTAGATAATCTCTAGGTATGCGTTACCAGCTACGCCTGGGTAGACGTAGAAGTTACGGGGATTAGCCTCGTCGTATATGTAATGTTTCACAACAGTCGTGTGAGCCGCGTCCCCACTTACGGTTGGGTCGTGCCAGTCTGGGGTTTGGGCGTCAAGCACTTCGCGATCAACCAGCCGTACGGAGCGTTTGCCCGTGCCGCTACTTGCAGCAGACATGTTGCGTACAACTTTTAAAAGCCTGTTACCACCTGATGGGATATCTTGTTTGGTGCCAGTAGCCAGAGTAATAGTCGCGTTAGTAGCACTGGCATCGGGTTTTAACAAGGCAATCTCGCGCTGTGCGTCGTTAATCCATAATACGAGTTCTCCCACAACAGGCCACCTGACGCCCGTCGTGTCTTGTAGCACCGTTTGGGCTCTGTCTATTACACTTTGCACTGTTACTGACATGGTGTTTTACCTATGAGTTAAGTATTGATTCCCACGCTGCTTCACGGGTATCAGCGTCGACCGTCTCGCCCATAACCTTGTTTACTGCTCCGGCTTTGGGGTAACCATCGGCTTTAAAATTCTTTGGGTCGCCTTCGTCCATCATTCTTTCGAGGGCCGTGACCAGTTCTGTATCTAATGGCACTGCTTCTGGAACAACTGTTTCTTCACGTACTTCTTCGAACTCAGCAATATCAGCAGCCTGTTCTTCAACGAACTTGGAGTTGTATTCTTTCGCGCCAGCTTGTATCGCTAAAAGGCCGATCTCGTCTGAAACCGTTATTGGGTCGCCTGCTTGAAACATAATGGCTGCGCCAGCTAGTGTGGTAATGCGTAAATCTTTTTCGCTAATGATCTTCATGATTTTTTCCTGTTAAATAAAAAGCCCCTCCCCCGAAAGGAGGAGAGGCGATTGTTTTACTTACTGTGCAGTATCTAGGCAGATAACGCCGAAGTCCTGTACAGAGCCACTAATGTCGCTGTTGTACTTAGGCTTGCGCATTCCGAAGATCTTACCTACTGAGATACCAGACTGGTTGCCATAATCGAAAGTATCTTCAACCATTTCAGGCAAGCCGATATCAGCCAGAGCCAGAGCTTGAGCACCACAGAACAGAGCACGAGCTCCGTCAACAGTTGCGTCAGCGCCCCACTTGTAGCCAGCTGCTCCAACGTTGCTAGAAGAGCCGCTAGTTGCGCCAGAAGTGTTAAACACATGGCGGAACTCGTGGATCATTACGCCATCAACCATCAGGCTAGAAGAACCAGAGAACAAGCTGTTTGAAGTACCGCGTACACCGGCGTTACGAACGTTAGCCAAGAAGCTCGTATCGAGTTTCAGGTCAGCCATTTGCTGTGGAGTTACAAACATGTGGAAAGTTTCCTGGTTACCAGCACCACGAATACCACGGATGTAGTTGTCTTTAGCATAGGCTTTCAGGTTAACGATACACTCGTAGCTGATCTTGTCAGCAGCAACCATTGCGTTAGTACCACCAGCGAGCAAGCCACCAGTAGCATCCCACCGACGGTGACGTGCAGCTGTAGGAGCAGAAACGTCAGAAGCGTAAGCGAGGTCAACAAGCTCTTGTCCATTTACAGCGCCGCCGACTACAGTGCGGAGCGCGCCGTTGTTTTTGAACGTGTAAGCAACACCAGACAAGGTTAAGAATGCGAGCTGGTCACAACGGTCAGCCATTGCGTATGCAAGTGCGTCACGAGATTGCTCACGGAAGTTAACAACAGTCTTCTGGTCAGCCATGCGGCCAGCAATACGGTTAGCAAAACGTAGCTGATCTAGCTCAATGCTGATGTCATACGCGCGGAGGGCTTCTTCGTTGCCTTCCAGAGTGTAATCACCAGTGATACCGTCGCCGGTCATGTCAGCTAGCAAAGTAATGTTAGCCTTGGTGCCTTTGTTGTTTTTAGTCAGCTCAGTTACGCGCTGAACCATTGCGTTTGAACCTGTACCAGCGAACTGGTTGATGAAAGATTGGTTACGCGAGACTTTCCAAAAGTCGCGGCTCCAAGCTTGGAGTTGGTCGCCCGAAAGCGTACCGAAATTTGTTACAGCCATGATAGGCTCCTATTAAAGTAAGATAAATACTCAGCGGCATTAGTGCCACTAAGATAAGCAGCCGACTTTAAGGAGCGGCTAATCCGTTCTACTATCGTGTAGAAGAACGTTTAGCGTTGATTAACGAGGGGCGGCCTCGGCAGCTTTAACGCCTATGCAGGCGAGGGGGTACGTTTTTAACGGCTACGGGCCGATCAGTTTTCGTACTGATAGACGTACTAATCATATTAGTACAGCTAATATAATAGTGCAACAACTATCTATGTATTATTGTTCTTTCGGCGTCTACATACTCAGGGACGCAGTACGCAAATACTGGCGTCGCATGCGTCACTGGTCTGCCCTGGGTAGTTAACTTCTGCGCAAACCACCGACACCGCTCTAAAGACTCCCAATAGCTTTTTGTACCCGTTATATCTCCGCTCACAGAAACTATTAGGGCAAAAACAAGCTGTTTCACCACTTCACTTTGTTGGCCCAGTAAGCCGCCGACATTTTTCCCTTAGCTATGTTCTTACCGTGTCGTGCTTTGAAGCTCGCGCGCTTCTTCTTCATCTTTTCAGACTCACCAGCCTTGGGTTTGCCAGCAGTCGACGCGCCTTGTTCGCCAAAACGAATTGTTTTGATTGTAGCGCCCTCTTTTGCCACAACAATGTGGGATTTTTTAGGGTGGCTAGGCGTACGTTTAGGCTTGTTAAAGCCCGAGACTCCTGCTCGGGCTAATCGTGAGTCTTTCTCGGCCATAGTAGTTACCTCTTTACAGGATATCGCCGCGCAATCGCTTCAAAGTAGCTTCGGGCAACGCCGCAAACTCTTCTTCGGTCATGTCAGACAGGTTTGATGTCTTCTCCCCATGCATTGACGAGCTTTCGCCTGGGAGTTCGGGGGGTTGGGCGTCCGCAGCCTTTAACTTTCGGCTAACTGATGCACGCTTTTTTGCAAGTTCGTCAGTTTTCTGCGCTTTACCGGCCAAACTTGGCACACTTTCCTGCGCTTGGTCCAAGTCGTGATCTTTTACGACGTACTTAACAGCTTTGGATAGCGCGTCGACGGCTTCGTAGCCCGTACTCATGAACGCGTCCCGCAACTCTACTACTTCGTTGGTCATTTCTTCGCTAAAATCCTCGGAGTTCCGATCAAATACTGGGTATGCTTCCTCCATAGCGTTGGCTGCCTGCTGAAGAGCCGTCTGCTGGCGATCTTGACTGACCGTCTGTGACATTTCTTGCCGCATTTCAAACTCTAGCTCTGCGCGTTCTGCCTTCCTTATCTCTCTTCGCAGTGCAACCGCCTTCGCCGACTCTCCGTCCAGCACCATGTTCTGGTACTCAACTTCTTTGGCATCAAAATCGTAAGACTCCGGTGCTTCTTCAGACTTCACGTTCGCCGCGTTCACTTCATCGAGCTGCTTTTGAAGTGCTTTTTGTTTAGCGAGGACTTCGTCGAGTCTTGCCTTCGGGACCATCGGTTTTTTAGCCGATTTTTCCACTACTACTGGCTCTTCCTCTACTACTTCGTCGTCAAGCTCTGGTTCGGGTTCAACCCCCTCATCTTCGGCCACGGCTTCTTCAAGATCTTCGGTAATGGCTTCCGTTTCTGTATCCTCTGCCACAATTTCGTCTGGCTCTTCAACTAATTCGGACTCCTCTTCTACCGTCTCAAAACTTAAATCCAGTAGCGTTTCAGACTCTGGGTCGGGGATGTCAGCTCCTGGCATAACATTAAACATAGTTGTAGCTTCTTCTTGTGTATCTTCGCTCATTTAAGAACTCCTGTTGTTCCTGTTGGTGTTTTGAAATGCTGTGGTCGCCAACTTAGTCGCAGCACTGGTTTGTGATTGGGTCTCTTTAGCGGTGTTGTTAGCCTCGGCTAGATCACGCCGTAGTTGAAGTTGCTGCTCATTGATCTCGAGCTTAGCTTGTATCTCAGCCATACGAATCTGTGGGTCAACATCTGTTGCGTCTTGTACTTTCGCAATGTTCAGCGCGACTTCAGACTGTAGCTTCTTCACTTCTGCGTCTTGTTTAGCGATCTCAAGCTGCAACTGCTGCATCTGAATTTGCTGCTGCTGCGCCTGTGCTTCTTGCTGCTCTGGAGTCGGTGGCTCTTGGCCAGTCATCTGACGGATGCGTTTAGCCAGCTCACCTTTTCTCGCCAAGTGGCTGTATTCGATGATCGCATCGTCTGGTATAACAACGCCTGCCTGTCGTAGGTTGATCGCTTCTGCAAACTGGATCTCATCGAAGCTGTCTCGCGCAGGTGCAGTGGCGACAATTACGTCGTACTCACCAAGAGTAAGGTCATTGATTATGCGACCTTCTGCAGTCTCTTGATTAATGATCATCTCTTCGCGAGGCTTGAGCGGATCGGCTTCATTAGTGACTTGAATCACGCGTTGTTCTGTATAGAAGGTCTGTATCAAGTTAAGAATACTTTCAGCTAGGTACTGCCTAGACTTACGCAGGTTGTCCAAAGGTACTTGGATCATAATCGCGCCACGGTTCTGCTTCGCTTGGATCGCGATACCAGATACTTCGGCACTATCTGTACCCAACATACTGTCATTTACACCAGAGATAGTCTTAATGTTAGCCGCAGCTTTCATCGCTATACGATCAAGGCCGGTAGGTATCTGATTAGGCTGAATCTTACTTGGGGGTTGCGTGCCTCGCGCATATTCAAGCACGAGCCCTGTTTCTGCTCCATGCTCTTCTAAGTCGTCCGCGGTCATACCAACCAGCGAACCTGCTTCAACCATCCACCCGCTATTAGCTGTGGTATTAACAATATGCAGCTCTTGAGAGGCAATTTTATTTAGCTGTTCCTGGGGAGACAAGAGATTACGGACAACGCCAAATGGTCGGCCCCGTCGGAAGTAACAGAAGAAAGGTATAACCGTAAACTGGTTGTAGGGGGACCAATCGTCGTGCAACACGATCTGATCACATGTTACAGTCCAGCGGATCTTTCGTATCACTTTACTTATAAGTGTTAGGTTGTACTGCTTGGCAAACTTTTTGTTCTTAGCGTCGCTCCACTCATCGGGGGCTTGGCGCTGGTCACCAGTATCAGGGTCTACAAAGCACTGCACCCGCGATATCTTCTTGTGCTGCCGTTCAATAACGCGCAGCGCTTTTACGTTGCGGTACTCTTCATCGCCTGGCACGCCTGCTCCGAAATAATCGTCGTTAGATGCAGTGTCACCGAACCTCGTCTCTTGGTACTCAACAGAGTCAGGGCCGAAACTCATGCCGTTCTCTGCTACGAATAGCAGCCGGTCAGATTTGTCTTTGCCATACAGCTCTTCGATCTCATCAAGCGTCATCCACTTAGATTCGAATACTTCGTTCCAAGTCTTAGGGTCTGAGTCTTTAGCATCTGGGTCAATAAGTATGTCTAGTGGATCTTTGGCCGTGATCCGAACTTCGCCTTCAACATGATCGCTGAAGTCCATACGCACATCGAAAAAACCTCTGCCATCCATGATTAAGCCGTCACTGAATACCTGCTGCTCAACCCAATCCAACTTATTATTGTCGGATATCTGCAGATACAACTTAGTCAGGGTATGGGCTACATCTTGGTCGCCTCCCCTTCGCGGTTTAAACTGGATGTCAGCTCTTCGTGTCGACTGCTCACCTAAGATAGTATTTACCGTGGGTAAGATAGTATTAATAGTAAGTGCTGGACGCCCTTCAGACTCTAACGCCGCCTGATCATCGGGGTCCCACTGGTCTCCTCGATAGTACTCATCGCACTTGAGCGCCATTTCTACATAGTCGAGGTGGCCATTGTCTCTGGCGCGCTCATATCGAGCCCACTGAGTCCGGCTGATTTCTTCTTCCTTCGCAGGATCAATCTTCTTCTTTGCCATTGTTATGCGCTCATTGCTGATTTGGTTTTTTCGCCCTTAAATAATCCAGGGAGCTTGTCTCGCCAAGTAGGTACGTGTTCGATTCGTTCAACAAACGTGCTGAACTCCGTCATCATTAAGCCTATCCAAGCCAAGGCATCTACTTGGTCGTCGTGCACCCCGTTCGGGAACCGCAATAACTCAGCTACCAGTGGGCCTGTAAACTGTTCTTCTTTAGGCAGAAACACCATGCCCTGTTGCATCCGCCCTTGGATCGCTCTGGCTCTGGCTTCTTTGTCTCTACGCCCAGTCTTCAGATCTTTAAAGTACGCTTCGTACAGCCCGCGCTCACGTACGCGCTTCTCGAGGAATGGCCCTAGAGCCATCTCGATATGTCCTTTCTCAATCCCTATGATTGAGGGTTTCCACATTTCATACATATCTAGTATCTGTTCGACCAACTCAAAGCCATCGAATCGCCCGCGCACCATGTCTACCACAAACAATTGGTCCTGCTCATCTACACCGACCACAATACCGACCGTATAATCGTTCCGGTCGTTCTTACCAATCGCCAAATCCCAAGCGCAGTAGAACCGCATGCGGTCGTGGTCGATATCGTCACTGTCGTAGTACGAAATCATATCTCTGGTGAAGTACTCACCGTCGTCCGCTACGGGGTTTTGTTGGTACAGTGCTGACCAGTCTCTTGGGCCAACAGCTTTTTCAATTCTTGCAAGTGCATCTTCGTCGTATCGCTCTCTATGTAGGGCTTCACCTTGTTTTCTAAAGGCTTCGTCGACTTCTGCTCGTGCTGGGTAGTTAACAACTTCCCATTGTTCGCCGTTATCTGCTGCTGCTTTAAGTAACCGTCCCGCAAGGTCGTCATCATGCCAGCGAGTAAGGATGACAAGCACACCGCCACCAGGAGCAAGACGTGTGTACGCCGTAGATGTATACCAGTCCCAAGCACTTGAACGTGCGTTTGCAGATTCGGCGTCGTCACGGTTTTTTACTGGATCATCAATGACAAGGATATGAGCACCCTTGCCAGTAATACCGCCACCAACACCGGCAGCAACATAACCCCCGCCGCTAGTAGTAAGCCAAGCCTCAGCAGACTGAGACTGCGGATCAAGACGAGTTTTAAAAGCTGACTTATATCCTTCTTCGCGGAGCAGGCCACGTACTTTACGACTGAAGCCCATAGCAAGAGACCCTGAATACGAGCAACTGATAAATTCATGCTGGGGGTTGCGGCCAAGATGCCACGCGGGGAACGCCACTGACGCCAGTGTACTTTTACCGTGTCGAGGTGGCATGAACAGCATAAGTCGCGGAGACTTCTTTTCAGTAACATCCCTTGAGAACTCCTCTAACCTTTGGCAAATATCTTTGTGTACCCAACCGGCCTGATAATCAGGGTTAAATCTTTCTACAAATGGCAGTAATCGTTTACGGGTCAGGAACCGTAGAGCAAGTTCCTCGCGCGCCTTCTCTTCTACCGTATCGGCTTTCGTTGGCTCCGGTTCGGGAGTCGTGGGTAACGGTCCCTGCTCCGCGATGTCCGCTTTGCAATACACGCAGAGACGGTCGAGCCCTGAGTACAACGACTCAGGATGCTGGTTTTTACACCGTATGCATTCGACCTTAGTAACTTCTGTCATGTATTAGTAGGACTTCATCTGCTTCTTTCGCTTAACAGGTGTACCAGTAATTTTAGTTTTCGAGATCTTCTTGCCACCAGGTTTGCCTGATACTGCGGCGTTTCGCGCAATCGCCTTTGTCTTCTTATAAACAGTCTTAGCCATGATTACTTTCTCTTCTTAATAGCGGGTGACCGCGTATCTTTACGCTGTGCGGGCTTCGTACCAGCCGCAGATTTTTCCATCCTTAGCTTAGGTTTCTTCTTAGCAGCTGCACGCATTTCATTAACTGCTTTAGCGCCTGCTCTATATTTATCAACTTCAGCTTGTGTATGACCCATTCTGTTTACCGCATTGGGCTTAATCATCCGTACCTCGGATATCGTTCGCTGTGAAATTGGCTTCTTGCGTATGGCTAGGATCTGAGCCGCAGTAAGTTTCTTTTTAGCGCCTGGAATAAATTTGGCCATAATTA